GTTGAAGACGTTCCCCATGTTCTTGGTTGCCGGCGCTGCAGGGTTGCTGATCGAGTTGTCTGGCAGCCGGGCGGCTGCAATTGCCGCATGGGTGGTCACTGCGGTTGTCGTCCTGGCGTCAGGCAATTGGGGCAAGCGTGCGTGGCTAGCGTGGCTGGCTTTCGTCGCCGCCCTGACGGCATCCGTCGTAACGGCAGTTGGTGACTTCCCGGCGGACTTCGCCACGTGGCGCGGCAGCCTTTGGGCACGTGCGCACGAGCTTTTTGCCGAGTCGCCAATCATCGGCTCCGGCCCGGGATACTGGGTGAAGCAGCCGTCGGAGAATGGGTTCATCGCAAACTATAGCCCTCACAACCAGTGGCTAGAGATTGCAATCTCTGGAGGAGTCCTAGCGCTGCTTGGAGCGCTTATTGCTGGCGTAACGCTCCTGCGGGGAGTCCCGAAACAGGAGCGTTACGCCTTGGTTCTGGCGTTGACCGCATTGCTGGCGCTCGGCATCTTGGAAGCGCCAGTACAAGCTGGCAGGATCGGACTAGCGCCCTTCTCCCACCTGCTGCCCCTTATGGTTGCGGCGTCATGCGCGCTGGTTACAGGTAGCCAGGCGACACGTAGCCGATCCCTGCTACCCCTGGCGGACAGAAGTCCGGCACTGCGCTGACAACTTCGGCCATACCCAGCTTGTCCGCAAGGGCTGAGTCCTGCACCGAATAAGACCGGGGAGAGTAGGTTCGCAGCCACGCATTTGACACTTCCCAGGTGGTCGGGTCGGCGTTCTCAATCAGCCGGCTCGTCATGTTGTCGGTGATGAAGTCAACGTCCTGTAGGACGATCTTGCCTACCGCCGGGTCAGTGGTGCCGCTGGCCGCGTTCAGGATCGCCCGGCCCGACACTCCGGCCATGAGCGTTGAGCGCGCCATTCTGAACTCCTGCACCCCGCCGCCCCAGAACTGAACGACGTCCGGGTGACCGTCAAGCTGCCCGTCTGGGACGTGGTTCTTGTTCGGGCCGAAGCGGCAGTTCTGCACCGTCATAAGCGGGCTGTTGCGGTTCGCCCGCAAGCAGTCATTCACGAAGCCGTCAATCAGGATCCCCTCTAGGTGAGTTACGCCCGTTCCTGCCACGCGGCTGATGCCTGACCGGGAGTATTCGCCCAGATAGACGACGGCTCCAATGGCGTGTGTTGTGTCACTAGATGCGGTGCCGGAGTTGTAGTAGCCCGAGCGTCGGGTGAGCCCGGTGAAGGTGGTGGAAGTCTTACCTGTGTAGTCGATGCCTTCGCCTTCTACCCGCAGATAGCCGGCGGTGGGGAAGCCCGCTGTGGATGTGACGTTGATCGTTGTATCGTTGGCTCCGACCGCCGCCGTGATGGTCGGTGAGGGGCCGCCCTCGCCGATGATATGCCCTCCGATCCACACCACATCGCCGCCGCCGAATATCTGAATGATGGCGTCAGCGGGCGTCTGCGTGTTCAGGAATCTGATCGGGTCCGGAGCGGTAATGTAGCAGTCCTGTCCGGGATCGAGCGTGATGTTCCGGGTGGCCGGATCATCGGTGATGGTGACCATGCGCGGGCTGGTGAGTGTTGGTGGCGCCCACGGGAGCGGCGCTGTGGGGTCAGTTGGAGGCCGCAGGGACTTGCGTCTTAGACTCATGACTCACGCAGCCAGATGGTCGGCGTAGTGTCCACTACCGTCATGCCGGTGAGGGTGGTCGGCAGCGGGTAGCTGGTCACCTTGGAAAGCCCTTCCGCCTGCGGCATCGCCGAGCCGAATGCGGCCCCGATGAACGAGTCAAACAGCAGCGTTGCCGTGCTGTTAGCCGCGATCACGGCGTAGATCGGGCCGGGTTCAACAATCGTGGTGGCGATGGTTACGGATTTGACGCCTGTGGAGTTCAGCTTGCCCGTCACCGCGCCGGAGCTGACCAGCTTTGCGCCGGATGCCGAGTAAAGTCCGACGTCTAACGGATCGTCAGTGCCCGAGGCGGTTCCGACGACGAAGTTCACGGAGATGAACGACATGCGCCGCGACAATGGGATGCGGCGGGCGTAGGCAGTATTGGCAACCAGCGCCACGCCTGAGCCCTTACTGATGCCACGTGGACCGATCCCGGCCTGCCCGTTGTCCCGGTCCACCAGGAGCGAATCTGAGTCCAGCAGCACGTTATCCGGGGTGCCCTGCGGCGTCGACAGCCACGTGCCCTGCGAGGCCTGACGAAGCTTGATGCGGCCCTTGACCGGAACGGCCTGCTCCCCGGCAATGAGCGGCCCCATAGACGATGATGCGTTCGCAGCGCCCGTGAAGAAGTAGCCGGTGTCATTGCCGTCAGCAACGGTCGTGAGCTGCGTCGTTGATTTCTGCATGGCAATTTCGCCGAAGTCAATGGTCGAGCCAACGATGCCGGCACTGTTGTAAACCACGAGCTGGAGCCCGTCGCATCCGGCCGGGATGGTCACATTCGTGACGTAGCGCTCCCCGACGCCTGAGATGTAGGCTGCGGTTGTTTCCGAGAGGGTTCCGGTTGAACCTACCCTGAAGCGGATTGTGAACGTCGCGGACGGTGCGCCGGCTGAGGGGTTCATCCACATGCGGACACTGATCTTGTCACCCGGCGCGTATCCCAGCGAAGCCAGCGACAAGATGCGCCCGAACGCACCGTATGAGCCGGCACCTGTCGATGTGGATCGGTAGGCTGTCACGCCTGACGGGCCATAGGCGCCGACCGAAACGGTTGCCGAGTTCCTGGGGCTGATGCCTCCCGATCCCGCTTCGGGGTGGTCCGGGTAGTCGTTCATAGCGGAGGGCTTGATGTAGACGCGCCCGGCGCCGACCTGCACCACGTCAATCTCGGAGCCGTTCGGGATACTGACCGCGGTGTGCAGCGGCAGTGTCAGTATCACATCCGTTGCAGAGTTGACCTCCAACACCTTGCCCACATCGGTGGCCGTCAGGGTGCGTGATGCAGTCACGGCGGCGCCAATAGCTGCGGGTGCGTACGTGCTTGCTGCCTCAGTCTTGTCCAGCTTCGGGGCCACAGCCGCCGAAATTGGCGCCGCAACTTGGTCCAGAATAGTGGCATTAAGTGCTGCCGTCGCAAGCCTGTCAGGCAGATTCGCGTCGGGCACCCGCGAGTCCGCGCCCAGGGGCGCTACACCGTCCGCGGCGCCCACCTCGGAGGCGTCCAGCTTGGACGTCTCCACACTCTTGGCCGCGTACGTCGTGGCCGCGGTGGAGACGTCGAGCTTGCCGGAGATGTCCGGCGCGGGCAGGAAACCGGCCAGGGCGCCGGCGAGCGACTCGGCGCCAACCGCGCCCGTCTCACCGGCCACCGAGGTGACCGGCACGATCGGCGCCGAGACCGGAAGCCCGATGCTCCCGCCCGGCAGGCTGTCGAAGTCAACGCTGGTCTGTCCGACGAGCGGCTGCCAGTTCTTTCGGACCGTTTTCACTGTGGAACCGAAGACGGTATTCCGGGTCACGACATACGCCCACATCGTGAATTCGTTTCCGGCCTGGTCGGTGAACCCCGGCTGATCCACAAAGGGTACGGTCAATGACCCTGGAAGCCCGGGCCCGGGCGCGACGACCTCGGCGAAGTCGTCAATCGGTTCGCCCGTGGCAGCCCACACGACTCCGGCCGTCGGCTGGACCATGATCTCCGTTCGGGTGGCACTGTTGCCGAGGAAGGTAGTCGGGTTGCTGAAGGTCAGCGTGGAAAGCTGCACGCCTGCCGGGTAGGTCATGGTTACTCCTTGTCAGGGGCGAGGAACGGGGCGAAGCGGCGGATCAGATCATCCACCGCGGGGAGGGCCATGACGCGGGTGATGCCGGCCGCGATGGCCAACGATGTCGACGCCCATTCGAGTCCCGGGTCGATGCCGGCGGCCTGGATGATCAGGGCCCACGCGGCGGCGAGACCGATCAGGAACGCGAACGCGGTACGGATGGTCGCCCGCCACGGGTAGCGGGTCTGTGTGCTCACAGGAGCTTCGTGGTCGCCCATCAGTCAGCCTTACGCGCGACGGAGAAAGTGATGCCGTCCAGCTTGTCGGCGATCTGCGCGGCCACGGCGTCCGGATCGACTGTCTGCCCTGCCTTGACGGCGGCCACGATGGACTTCACCGACGCTGCGAGCCCTTCCCGGACCTGCTTGCGGTCCAGGGCCACGTTGGCCGGGTAATAGGTCAGCATGTCGCGCAGGCTGATGGTGCCGGTGACCTTGTTGTTCTCGTCGCGGGTGTCGAACCGTGCGTCGAACACGGACTCCACCACCCGGTCACGGAATGCTTCCACGGTGCCAAAGAGCTCGGCCATTTCGTCGTCCTCCTGTTGTGTGATGGTGCCCTGGCCTGCAAGGCCCTCGATGATGTAGGGGTTGGGGTCGCTCCGGCCGTAGGTGGCCGTGTTGAACATGAGCGGCTTGAACAGCAGCTCGAAGTGAAGGTGCTTGCCGGTGGAGCGTCCGGTAGTGCCCGTCGTCGCGACGTGCTGGCCGGCGGCCACGGTGTCGCCCGACCTGACCAGCCATGATTCGAGGTGGCTGTTGGTCGTGACGAACTGGACGCCGTTCTGGACGTGACCCAGGACAAGGACGTTGCCCGCCGAACTGTCCACCGCGTCGGACCGGTCAAAGTCCGGATTGAAGTACCACGCGTTCGGCCAACCGAGCGCCCGCGAGTCGCCCGCGTACAGGACCACGCCTGCAGCGGCGGCGAACACCTCCGGGAAGACCTGGCCGTCGCCGGTGTAGCCGTAGTCGTTGCCGGTGTGCTTCATGCCGTCCGGCTGGATGTTGCCGTAGAGCTGGGTGATGGGCCCGCGGTGGGGCCGGACTAACTGGATCACGGCTTTTCCTGTTCGTTGGGTGGTTTTTTGAGCGTCGGCCAGGGTCGGAGCTCCTGCATCTGCACGCCGTGTTCGGTGCAGTCGCGTCGGAGTTGGGAGGCGTATTCCTCGGTGAGCCTCCGGTTGTAGGCCTCGATGTCAGCGCGTTCCCGTTCCCGTTCCGCGTCGGCCCACGCCTCGTTCCGCTGGTCCTTGAGGCTGATGTTGCGGATGCGTTCCCGGCCCGCGGTGCCGTTGAAGAACTTCACGGCCCCGTTGACGACGGCGACGAGGAATGCGCTGACGCCGGCGGAGCCGAGGATGGCGGCGACGAGTTGCGTGGATTCCACGGAGTACCTACTTTTCTGGGTCGTAGGCGTAATGCCGGGTCTTCACAAGGCGGGCGGCGAAGGCGAGGATGGCGAAGGCGACGAAACAGGTGGTGGCGATGCGGAGGCTGACCTGGGTGACGGGTGTGCCGAGGATGGCGGCGCCGTAGATGCCCATGGCGAACATGCAGAGGATTGCCCCGGCCCGCTCGAGCCACCAGACGCCTTGCAGGACTGTTGTGGTGCCGAGGCCGCCGCCGACGACGAGCATCCCGGCCCAGCACGCCACGAGGGTCTGCCCGATGGAGGACTGGATCGTGTGGGGCGGGTCAAGGATCACCGATAGGCCCATGACGCCGACAGCGAGATAGACGAAGAAGTAGATCACGGAGAGTGCTCTTGGCTCCTGAATGCGGAGCCAGAGCCGGTGTAGGGCATCATGCATGTGTGCCTCCCGGGCGGCAGAGATGTGGCCCCGGGGTTTGGTCCGAGGTCACGCGAATTTGCGGTTAGACTTACCCCCTAATTGGGGGCAGAAAAATGAACGAACTGACTTGGGTGTGCGGCGACTGCGGCTGGGAGACGTCCAACGCCGACGGCGAAGAAGACCACCAGTCGCAGAAGTACCTGCACACGGAGACCACGGGCCACCCTCACTTCACGGCGGCTGAAGCAGTCGCTGAATGAGTGCCTTGGACTTCCCGCTGATGCCGCAGCGGAGCCTCGTTGAGGGGAAACTCCACAGCGTGACCATCGGTTCCGGTGTGACCTTTGACCCGAATGTCGTATGGCGGATCCGCGGTACCGGCAACACGCTCGAAATTCGGGACGGTGCGGTGCTGAAAAGGGCCAAGATCTTCGTGGAGGGCCGGAACCTGCACGTCGTGATCGGGCGTAACGTCCGATTAAAACAGGGCACTCTCTCCGTTGCCGGTGACGGTTCGTCCGTGTCAATCGGTGACGACACCACTTGGGAGAGTGGTCAGATCATCGCGGAAGACGGCGAATCTATAACCATCGGGCGGGACTGCATGTTTTCGCACGACATCATGGTGCGCACCTCTGACGGTCACGGCATTTTCGATGCCACGTCAGGTGAACCTATCAACACAGCAAAGCCCGTTGTCGTTGAGGACCATGTGTGGATCGGGAACGGCGCCCGGGTGAATAAGGGCGCCGTTCTCGGTTCCGGCATGGTTCTAGCCCATGCATCAGTCCTTAGCGGGAAGGCGGAGCCCCGGACCGTCTACGCCGGGGTCCCCGCCCGCCCGCTCCGGTCCAATGTGAACTGGTCCCGCACCACCGACTATCACGACATCCCCGAAGAGTACGCCGTCAGGACCTGAGCTAAACCGCGTAGTAGTCGGCCAGCGCCGCCACGTTCGCGGACACCTGGGCGTCCGTGTGGGCGGTCGGGAACACGGAGACGTCGTAGACGGACCCTGCGAAGTAGAGCGACGTGTTGCGGGCAACCTGCAGAAGGGTTGCGCTGAACCCGTCTCCGGTCAGGGTGAAGGGCGTTTTCACCCCGTCAAGGTTGATCGTGCCGGCCGTCGCGCTCGTGAAGTTGATACCGAACACGTGCCTGTTCCCGGCGACAATGGGGTTGCTGCTCAGCGCGTTGGTGGCGGTCGCCCCTACCCGGAGCTTCCCGGAATCGACACAGACATTGCCGATGCCGAAGTTCAGGATGACCTGGAGGGACGCCGGGATGGTCGCCACCTGGAACACGCCGTAGATGGTCAGCGGCGCCGAGGCGGTCAGGGACCTGGCGAGGAAGTCCGCCGCACCATCGAAGACTGCCTTGACGTGCTGGCCGTCCAGTGTCGCGACGGGCTGGGCCGAGGACGTGGCCTGCACCAGCGACTCGCCAAACTCCTCATCCGTCCACACACTGACCGGGCCCGGAATGAGCTGATCCCCGGCGTACCGGAACGTCGGGGTTGCCGTGGTGAAGTCCGGGATGTAGGCCGGCAGGGTGCTGTCAAAGTTGCTGTAGACGTTGTCTACGATCGCCATTTAGTTGCCTCCGTTGAATCGTGCGAATCCGCTAATGTGGCCGGTCATTGCCTGGCGGGTGCCTGTTGTTGCGAACTTCCCCGCGACGGTGTCTGAGTGGTAGACGGCGGCTCCTGCGGCGATGGTGACGCCTTCGAGGCCGGGGACCTGGTCGGTGGACTGCATGGTTCCGGAGCGGAGGATGCGGCCCTGCTTGCCGGGCGGGATCGCCTCAAGCGCGATACCGATAAAGTCCGTGACGGGTGATGCGGTGCCCATGATCTTGGACCCGCCGGCCGCGTCCTTGGCGACTGCCTGGAAGCGTCCGATACCGACGGCGCCGGTGTTGGTCATCGTCATCTGCCGGTCGGGGAAGGACGGGTAGTTCTCGCCCTGCGCGACCGCGTACTCGCTGGCCGTGCCTGCGGAGCCGAGCGCCGTGTTGATGACAGTAAGGATGTCCGTGTTGGTCATGGCCGTGTAGTCGGCATTGAGCACGATGTTCACGGGCGCCCCGCCGTCGATGGTGACGGTGAGCGTGAGACTGCCCGCGGTCAGGTTCCCGAGTCGGCGCCCGATGGTGTTGTTGACCGTCGTGTTGTTCAGCTGCCCCACGAGCAGCCCGGAGATGTCGAACTGCCCGAAGGCGTAGCCCTTGAGTCCGCCGCCGCCGTCGCGCTCCGTGGAGACGCCGAACAGGGCCTGCGCAGCGGTGCCGGATACCCGGACGGTGGAGACTGCCCCGGTGGACGCGGATTCGATGCGCAGAGCCTTCCCGCGCACGCCTGTCGTGAAGCCGATGGGCGCCGTGCCGGTGACCGTGACGCGGATCTGGGAGCGGTCGGCGGGTTGGTTTGGCAGGGTGGTCGCCCATCCGGTGTCCGTTTCGCGGACCCGGTTGACGTTCACCTCGGAACCGTTGATGTTGACGCGGCTTGACTGCCCGCCGCCGAGCGGCTGGATGAGGATCTGCCCGTCCGTGGAGCGCGTCAGGATGCGGCAGTTGATTAGGTCGTGGCTGATCGGCTTCGCAAAGTCCGCGTTGTCGTGGACATACCAGCCATCGATGCGCGACACGAACGTCACATTCTCGAAGCGCTGGTAGATGCCCGAGCTGGAGCCGTAGCCCCACGCCCGGTCAGAGGCCCACACGGTCGAAGACAACAGGCCGGATCCGGGGTTGGCGTCACGCCACGCCTTCGCATCATCGTTGCCGAAGTGTTCGAGGCGGCAGTTCACGATGTCGTGCCGGGCGTCAGGTGCCCCGCCGAACGCCTCCGCGTGGACTGGGTATCTGCCATTACGCATGGTGATCGTCAGGTTCTCCAGCCGGGCCGTCTTCTGCAACCAGACCGTGGACGTGTTGTCTATGACGGCGTCCGTCGCGGAGTCCACGTTGGAGCCGCGCAGGATGCACTTATCCCGGTCGGTGCCGCGAATCGTCACGCCTTCCTTCACAGTCCACTCCGTGTCCGTGTAGACGCCAGGGTAGACGATGATCAGGCAGGTGTTGCCGATGCCTTCGGTGAAGGCTGCGTTGGCGGCCATCGGCGTCAGGTGGGTGCCGGTGCCGTCGGGCTTGACGGTGAACGTACTTGTGGCCCCGCCGGCCATGCGCGCTTTCCAGCGATTCAGGACCCACTGGGGGACGTTGCCGCGCTGGTCGATCTCGTTCTCTGCCCGCCGGCGGTTGACGTCAATCGTCACCCTGGAGATGCGCCGGCTCAACGAGTACGACACGCCATCACGGGCCGAAAACTCGAAGCCCTTGTAGAAGCGCAGGCGATTCTTCTCCGTGATCCCGCCGATGACCCGCGAGCCCGGCCCGAGGAACACCCTGACCAAGTCCCCAAGCCACGAGGCATTGCCCAGAGACTTTCGGAGCCCGGTCAGGGGTGCTATCAGACGCGCGTCGATGCCGTCCATGCGGCCGTCCTGGGCCGTGTTCTTTGTCTCGGTGGCACCGATGCGACCGTCCTGCGCTGAAGCGTTCCAGTTCGCCGCCGAATAGCTCGCGCCGGAAGTGAAGTTGACCTTGGCGGATACGACATCGCCATTCGGTGCAATGGCGCGCTCCCCGGCGGTGTAGTCGGTGTCAGCTTTCCACGCCGGGATGTACCCGGATTCGATCTTCGCCAGCCGGCCACGGTCCTCTTGGATCCGGTCCTCGGCCTTCTGGGCGTTCGTGGAGATGACATTGTCACCGTTGTTGAGAGGGTCCGTCCCGTCAGGCTTCTGGAACCCGAGCGGGGTTGTTTCGATAGCCATATGCGGCGTCTCCTTGGGTGCAAAGAAGGGCACCGTCACGGGCGCCCTGATGGAATGGTGGGAGTCTTAGCCGATGCGGGTGACGCGGATCCGGAAGTCCACGGTCCGGTTCACGCCGGAGCTGTGATAGACGACGAAGGTCAGATCCTGGTTGGCCGCTGCCCGGTAGTTGGGGATGATCGCCGCGCCGCGGTCCTCGCCGGTCACCACGGTGCGGATCAGCGGGACGCCGGCGGCGCGGATCTCCACGAACGAGCGCCCGGTCATCGCCGCCTCTGCGGTGGCAGTGAATGTGATGGCGTAGTTCCCTGCATCCCGGAAGCGCAGCGTGTCGGACGCAGGGTGAGTTACGAACGCCGTGTCCGTGGTTTTAGATGAGTCCTGGGTGAGCGCCCCGGCCCCCCACGGCGAGGCGGTGGGGACGACCTGGTTGGAGCGGGACCACTCGGAATGGCCTGACGTTTTCCAGCTGCTGCCGTCCCACTTTTCAACAAAGAGGCTCTGGTCCTTGCGGAGCACCATCGTGCCGACCTTCAAGGTGCCGCCGGCAAGGGCGGCGAGCCCGTCGCGCTCGGCCTGGTCATCCACCGGGATAGGGATGTTCAGCGACAGGCAGATCTTCGCCAGGTCGGCGGTCAGGTCGTAGGCGTCAGAGTTTGTCGGCACCCAGCCCCCGTTGTAGAGGTTTTGTCCCATTATCGTGTCCAATCAGATTCGAGCTTGCCGGAGTTGGTGTCTTGGAGGCGGCCCCGAAAGCCCACATAGGCATCCGCCGTGATGAAGATGCCGCCGCCGGCAGCGAGGATGGAGTAGAAGCTCGTCGGCAGGACTACCCAACTGGGCTTGCCGTCGTCGGAGACGGTGACGTCGAACGGTCCAGCCGCAGCAGTCAGCGCACCGCCTGGGATGCTGCTGCGGGTGTGGGCGTAGAGGTGGACCGTGACTGCGCCGGGCTCTCCGACGTCGAGGCGGCCCGGGAGCCTGAACCGGACCTCGTCAATGGTGCGCCCGGCGAGTATGGTGTTGCCGAGTCCGTAGAACCACGCCCCGGTGAGGGTGTGACCGGACTGTGGGCCGGCGTAGACGTCCTCGCCGCCGAGCGCTGCGGAGCCCCAGTCACCCCAGCCGTTTGCCGGGTCGAAGGTGTCCGACCGGGTGGCCGGTGTCCGCTTCGTGCCCGCGATGTCTCCGCCGCCCGGGGGCTTCGGGGTGTTCGCCTTGGGGGTGACCTTGACGGCCGGGATCTTCCCGACGATGGTGGGGCTCGCGCCGTCCCAGCTGATGTAGACCGGGTCGCCGATCGCGTAGGTGCCGATGAACCGGTCCGTGGTGTACGTCGTCCCGTCCTCCCCGGTGAAGAGGATCTCCGAGACGCCCGGGATGAGGACGCTGCCGGTCGAGGGCCGCGGCTGGTCCGCGTACGAACCGACGACCAGAGCCGTTGCCTGTCCGCGCTCATCCGTGGTGATGTCCACGACGAGGCAGCCGCCCTGGACCGGCTGAACCGGGTCCATCCACCGGCAAGTCACCAGATTCCCGCCGATGTTCGCCCGCCAGGACGTGCCGTCCCAGAAGGCCGTCCCGTAAGTCCTCCGGGTGCGGCCTCCTGGGATGGCCGCCATTGTGTGCTTCAAGCCGGGCAAGCGGGCCTCCTAGTTGGGCAGGTCGTTCCATGCGAGGGCCGGGAGCTGGCCCCAGGTGCCGGGCATCCGGTCCCACGTCAGGGCCGGCATGTCAGAGGTGATGTCCTTCGCCCATTCGGTGCGGGCCAGTGCGGTGACGGCGTCCTTGTACGAGCAGGCGACGGTGAGTGTCGTCCCTGTCGGCACTACCTCCCCGCCCCGCCGGATCCCCGTGAGCTGGCCGGGAAGGTAGGCGACGTGCCCAGCGGCGATCGGGCAACCAACCTCGATCCAGTCGCCGGCCTGCAACTCCGGGCGGGGAACAGTTTCCACGGTCAGTTCGATTGACAGCGAAGCGAGGAATTCTTCGCGCAGCTGGATGGAGTATGCGAGGGCCTGGCCCTCGGTGGTGATCATTTCCGAGCTGTAGAAGAACGGTGCCCGACCGAACGCGCCGCCGTACCGCAGCGGCCCCGTATCGATGACCGAGGATGCCCTCACAGGCTTGCCGTCACCGCTGTCCTTACCCTCAACGACCCACTTGTTATAGAGCCCGTCAGCGGCCTGCGAGCGCTGCACGCTGACGAGGCCCTGGCCGGGTTCGACGCGCCACACGGGAGCCGACTGGCGGGGGTAGATGTGGCATTCGCCGTCGCCGCCCATCCGGTAGCCGGCATCGACCCGGGCGAGTAGGTCCTGGCATGCTTCGAGGCGTTCCCGGTCCCAGACTGTGAACGGGCTGACGTCTGCGTCGGGCACGCCGGCGTCGACCACGGTGGGGAAGTGCTCGGCTGTCAGGCGGGCGAACTCTCCCAGTACGGTCAGCCCGGACGCGGATTCCGGGGCCTCGAACTTGTCTGCGTCGACGTCCGCGGTGATGTCCACGGCGTTGAGCTGGACCCTGCCGCCGACGATGTATTTGGTGCGCTTGTGCGGTTCCACGGGGGAGTCAGGCTGTGCGTATCCGTACTCGTTCACGAGCCGCGATTGAATGACTTCATCGGGCGCGTTGCCGGTTATCTTGAACCAGCCGTAGTTCAGGGCCTGTGCCCCGCCGACCCGGTAGATCACCTGCAGGCGGGTGCCGGCGACCGATAGCGGGTCCTCGAACTGCCAGGCTGACAGTGACCCGTCCGGGTCCGCTACCGTCAGGGACAGGGTTTGCGAGACCTTCACGGAGTCGCCGGCATTGTCCTCGGCGCTCCACGAGATGACCTGGAGCGGTTCGGGCAGGACCAAGGCTCCGTCCCGCCACGCCCACACGGTGAGGATGTCTGCCGGGCGTGAGCCCTCCAGGGCCTGTAGAGACTCTGCCTGTATTGGCCGCAAGCTAGCCTCCCAAGGGGTTCTTCAAGTCGTCCAGGTATGTTTTCCCGGCCATGATGGTCTGCTTCTGTTGGTACGTCGAATACAGGATGTTGATGTCGCCGTAGGTGAACAGTGCGGTTAGCACCTTGATCGCCGGGGCGGCGACCGTATCTCCTTGGACGGTCCACTTGGTGAGGTCCCGGCCGGTGTGTGCCTTCTGGGAATTTTCGACCACGGTTGCCACGGCCACGAAGCAGGAGCCCTCGATCGCGTCCGTCACTGAGGGCGGGACGCGGACCAGGAGTTGCGCGGCCTGCCTGAAGAGGTTCCTTAGGCGGGTGTTCTGTTCGGCCATGTCCGTCATGAGGGACAGGTTGATGCCGTTGGCGGCGGCGCGCTGCCCGACGAGCGCCATGGGGCGGTCGGAACCCATGACGTCGAACATGGAAATCTTCGCCTGGTACTCGAAGGAGCTCATCGCCTCGACCTGGAACACAGGTTCTCCGGGTGCGGACATCCGCCGCCGGATCGGCACCGCCGACTGTGGAATCAGCGGGTCCATGATCCATGCCGAGTCCGACTCGACGGTGACCGGCGCCGAACTGAAGCGGCCGACACCGGACGGACCCGAAATGATCTCGACTTCGTAGCGGATCGGCCGGCCCAATGGGGCGTCATAGTCGATCACGTAGGCCGAGTCATTCATGACGGCGCGGCGGGCGCCGCGGACGGGGTTACGGTCCCCGCCCACGACACGCCACACCGAGACGACCGAATCGGCCGCGCCCAGGGCGGTGATCGTGATCCCCACCCGAGGGCATGGAGCGCTCGTGATGGCCTCAACACTTACAGCACGCGCCATTACGACCGGCCCTTCCTGGTGAACGCTGACCGGCTGTCAGCGTGTGAAACGACGGACCCTGCGCGGCGGTCCACATAGGCGGAGAACTCGTGCCCGTCCACAACGAGCCGGAGCGCGTCAGGGAAACGGCCGCCCGCCGAATCTCTCGATTGCGCGGCGAGCCGACTGATGTCAGACCACTGCTGCGGGTTGAGGATCGCCTCAGGCTGCCCCGTGCGGTTGACTACCTGCGAGATCCCGGGAGGCAGGATGCCGCCCAAGTCATACAGCGCAGGGTCGCCCACTGCCGATCCCTTGCCGCCCGTGATGAGGTCTGAGACGCTGCCGAACAGCTTCTTCCCAACCCCGATAGCGATGTCACCAATGAAGCCCGCGGTAGGGAACGCGTTCTTGAATTGCGACACAAGGCCGTCCATGATGCCCGCCAACGGGTTGAAGCTCCCGCCGGACGGAAGACCAGCTCCGGAGAGGTAGCCGTGCGGGTCGACGTCGTTGGGCCATCCGCCGGCAAACGTGCCGAAGTGCAGGTGAGGCCCGGACGTGATGCCGGTGTTACCCGAGAGCGCGATCTGCTGCCCAGCGCGCACCATGTCACCGACCTTCACAGCCATAGACGACAAGTGCGCAAACCATGTCTGTATCCCGGATCCGCCGTCGATGTGAACCTCGTTGCCGCCCCACACGCCAGGCGCCGAAACGCCGGGCCCGGACCACGAAACGCGGCCGTTCTCGGTAGCGAACACCGGAGTACCGACCGATGCCGCATAGTCGACGCCCTTATGGACACGGTTGTAGCCCTGAGTTTCGACCATGGACTTGAGCGGATTGACGAAGCCTCCGTCAGCGAACCCGGCAAGGGACTTCGCCAGCGCATACAGGTTCGCGACGCCGGCGCGCTTGGTCTGCTCCTTCGTGAACACGAACTCGCCGCCGTGCACGATGCCCGCGGGCTCGTACTTGCCGCCGTCGCCCGTGTACCCGCCGTCAGCGAATCCGGCGGGCAGCGCCACGCGAGGCAGTCTGTCGATGCCCGGCAGAATCCCCGCGACGGTGTTGAAGGCTCCGATCAGGCCATCATTGATGACCGTGTCGACCACGAAGCGGACGGGCGCCTTAGCGATTTCCTGGATCCGGTCCCAAGCCGTCTTGATGAAGTCCACGCCGGCGTTGAAAGCGTCCGGGATGGTCTTTTGGATGAAGTCCGAGAGCGTATCAAAGACTGGCTTGATGACGTTTTCCCAAACCCACTTGATCGCAGTGCCGATGCCGTCAAAGGCTGGCTTGATGACGCTCTGCCACAGCCAATTGAACGCTGGGGCCAGCACGTTATTCAGCACCCACACCATGCCGTCGAACACGGGCTTGATGACGTTGTTCCACACCCAACCGATAGCCGCGCCGATCGCGTCGAAGACCGGCTTTACGACATTCGCGTAGAGCCAGTTCAGCGCGGCCGGGATGACTGTCTGGAACGTGTAAACCCACGCGTCAAATGTCGGCTTGAGGACGTTGGTCCAGACCCACGAAACCGCCGCGCCGATCGCGTCGAACGTCGGCTTTATCACCGAGTCGTAGAGCCAGGTAAAGGCCGCCGCGAGCACGTCATGGAAGAACGCGACAACGGAATTGAAGATCCCGTTAGCAAAGGTCCACCATCCCGCGATCGTTGCGCCGATCCCAGCGAATCCCTCTATCATGCGGTCCCAAAGGAACTTGATGATCGGGACAATGATGTTCATGATGATCGAGGCGACGAGCTGAAAAATACCCCGAAAACCGAGGTAGAAGCCGCCGATGATGACCGCCGCCGAATCGAAAACCGGCTTCAGGACGTTCTCGTAAAGCCAGGTGAAAACGGAGCCGACGAAACCGATTGCCGCCGAGATGCCATCGAAGACCGGCTTGATGACCGACTCATAGACCCACGAGATGACCGCAGCAATACCCTCGAAGACTGGCTTGATTACGTCCGTCCAGAGCCAGCTAAAGAAGTCGCCGACGGCCTTGAGTGCCGCATCGACGCCGTCCTTGAACCATCCAACATTGTTGTAGGCCCAAACAAAGCCAGCCACGAGCGCGGCAATAATGCCGATCGCCCAACCCACCGGGCCGAGCGCGACAACCCACGCCGCGGCGATCTTGACGGCCTGAATGGTCGCCTGGGCAGCCATGACTATCCAGCTGCCAACGATTGCAGCCCTCGCCGCGATCATTGCCGCAACAGCCTTGACCGAATCCCACTGATACATGAGCCAGATCGCCGCAGTAATAGCACCGGAACTGACGGCAGCCGCAGCCATAGAAACCCAGCCGGCCACCATGACAACGACAGCCCACGAATGCGTAAAAGCGCCCTTGACCGCAGCGCCCCTCGATATCGCCCATGCCTGCGCCTGCTTGCCCGCGGATGCGATCGCCTCTACGCCAAGCGCTACCCAGTGCGGGATCAGGGAGACAACGATCAGGCCGACGATAATGCCGATCGGCTCGCGCATGTCCCAAAGCCATTTCGCTACGTCTTTGCTCGTGTCGATGACCTTGCCGAGCGCGTCCGGGATCTTCTTGACCTCATCGCGGATGGTCAGGAGGAAGTCCACAAAGCGGGAGTCTTCCTCCCACCCGAACGCTTCCCGGAGCTTCCCCGTGTAGTCGCCCTTCACCAGCAGGTCGTAGAGCCCCTGCGCGCCTGAGCGGACCTTGAGCAGAAAATCCACCAAGGGCGAGTCTTCTTGCACGCCGAACGCTTCCCGGAATTTGGCGCTAAAGTCGCCTTTCACCAGCAGGTCATACAGTGCCTGGCCGCCGGAAATGGCCTTGTCTAAGAAGGTGCCGATGGCAGCGCCGGCTACTTTCGCCCCGGCCTCCAAAGGCTTGAGCCACTCGATGGCCCCTGTGAAGAACTGCTGAATTTTCGGGTATACCCCGGACAGCAGTGAAGCGCCGATACGGCCAACCGCCGCCATCGTGTTCTTGAAGGCGCCCTGCAGGGTCTTGCCGGATTCAAGGGCCGCACCTCCAAGGCCGGACTGCATAGCCTTGGAAAAGGTGGCGAAGTTGATCTTGCCCTCAGAAGCCAGAGCAAGAGTCTCATCCGCCGACTTGCCGAGCTCTTTGCCGAGCAGCTGCACAATCGGAATGCCGGCGTCATTCAGCTGAGCAATCACATCGCCCTGGATCTTGTTCGATGATGCAACCTTGTTGAAGATCGCACCCATCTCGCCCATTCCAACACCGGCGATGGTCGCAGCGTCGCCAGTCAGACGAAGAGTATCCTCAAGCTCCTTACCCGGCTTGATGCCAGCGGCAACAGCACCGGCGGCCACCGTGGCAGCCTCATCGAGACCGAAGGCGGTCCCCTTCACGGCGGCCATGGCGTCATTCATGATGCCGGTCACGGACTGAACGTCGTGACCAAGGCCGGTCAGCTTCGCCTTTGCGTTCTCGATGGCCTGCAGGCGGCTGAAGCCCTTGGTCAGAGCCACGCCCAGGCCGGCAACTGCGGCTCCACCCACTGCCAGAGCGCCGACCTTGAGCGCCCCGCCGAGCGCCCTGCCCATGTTCGAACCGGCGCGGGCGCCCTCGGTAGTCGCGACGCTGCCCAGCTCGCGTCCAACGGACTGCTGGAGGCCCTTGAAGCTCGGGCGGACGAGTACGTCCGCAATGCCGATCGTGGGCACGGGGCCTCCTATGGAATTGTCAGATGTCGCTCGCGTTGAATCCGAACTGCTGGACGAAGAGCTCAGCCCAGTTGCGTTCCGCAGCCTCGATGGCGCGGTCAATCTCGGTGTATGGGGCGGGGAACGGCTTCTCTTCGCCAGGCTTCCCGCCGGCAGCTGCGATACTGACCTGCCGCAGCCCCTTGATGGCGTGCAGGATCTCGCGCAGCATGGTGATATTCAGGTCAAACTCAGAAATTCGTGGGGACCACGGCTCTGCGTCGTCCGGGCGAGTCACTCTCATCTCCGCCAAGTGCGCGGCCATTTCCGGATCATTTGCTATCGCCTCGTTGAGCCTGCAAGCGGTGGGAAGCCCGTCGATGTAGTCGAGCAGGGCAACCCACCGCTTCTCACGCCAAAGGACCGCCAGGTCCACGCCGTAGACGTCGCTGAGGTCACAGCGGATCTCGCGGCGGTAGCGGCCGATCAGCTCGCGGAGGCGTTGTCTTCCCCCGGGGTGCCGACAGTCTGCTGGTAGTAGGCCATGACCCGTTCGATCAGCGCTGCATGGACACGCAACGGCAGGCGGGCCGCCACGTACGCCTCGTAGTCGGACTTCGACAGCCACTCCTCGAGCAGCGCAAAGTCGGTTCGGCCCGCTCCCTCGAACTTGGCGAAGAAGGCCTCAGCCTCAACGGCGGGGAGGTCATACAGGTCGGGGAACGTGATGCGCTTCCCGCCCTTGAGAGCGAGCACGAACGGCTCAGGCTTGGCAACCTCCGCTTCGAGCGCTGCGAGGGTCAGGTTGATGTTCGGCTTGTCTACGGCCATGGTGTTACCTCCGGGTGTGAGGGGTTGGTTTACTTGCTGGACTGGGGTGCGGCGGCCTTGGCGGCGTCAGCTTCCTTGACGTCGGCCGTGCGCGCCTTCTCTTCTGTGAATCCGTCGCGGCGCAGCTCGGCGGCCTCGGTCGGGACAGCGGTTTCGATGGTCAGGCCATCCTTGGTGAATCGGGGCATGATCGGCTCCTAGGGCTGGTCGGGTGTGAGTGGGTACGGTGCGCGCCGCTACACCCGGAGAGCGGCGCGCACCGTGATTGAGGGAAGGCTAGGCGCCCTGAGTGAAGCCCATGATGGTCTTGTTAGCCACAGCGCCAGTGCCGCCGATGTAGTGCTTCACCGGAACGCCGATGGCGGCATCAGTGAACACGTCAAAGGTGAGCGACTGCTGGACCGGATCGCCCGTGCCCCATTTCTGGGAATCGGTGGAGGCCAGCTTCACGGAACCGTAGCCGCGGCCGAGGATCCAGTTGTTGGCTGCCGGCCCATCGGATCCGATGATGAGCAGTCGATACTCCTGGCCTACGGGAAGGTCTGGCTCGTCAATGACGATCTCGCCGTTGGCCAGAGTCTGCGTCACTGTGCTCAGGTCGGTACCGAAGGTCAGCTCCAGCATGTGCTTCCGGCCAGTCTCCAGCGCGGTCATGGTCACGGAGCGTGCCACTTCCGTGACGTCAGAGCGGACGGCCGAGGCGTAGCCCAGCGCGGTCACATCCTCCTTGTTGATGTCACGGCCGAACTCGTAACCGTCCGGGGTGACCATGCCGATGGGAAGCCAACCGATCGTCTTCAGGTCGATCAGCGAACCGCCGGCGCCGAACAATGTAGTGGGGAGGGCGACAGTCTTGGGCGCGATGAACGCGATAGCCTTCTGAATTTTCCGGACAAGGTTCCGATTGTCAGAATCCTGACGAATAGTGTCAAACGTGGGCATGGCAATGAACCCCTTTCAAGGGCGGTGAGTGGATTTCCCCGTGCGGGGTCAGAGGGGCCGGGACGTGACCATGAAGGTTGCCGTGGCCTTGTTGAGCGTGTCGGACTGGTATGGGACATCCTCTGGGACGATGTCCACTTCGATCTTGTCGAGATACCCGGACGGCGTCTCGATGTCCTCTCCGCAGATGGATGAGGAAATGGACTCAAGGGTGTTGAGCGCCTGCTGGCCCGGCGCGTAGACGTCGATTGTTCGCCGGTCAACACGGTCAACGAAACCGCTCTTGCCGCCCGGGGCGCCGTAGATCAAAGCCAGCGGGAACGGGCCTTGAATTGCGCCGTAGTCGTTGGCTGGGATCTGATAGACCGCCCGGACAGGTACGCCCAAATGCGTCGCCCCGTCGATCAAATCGAACAGCGCGTCGCGGGTATCCGGGAATACAAGAGCGTCGATCATCGGCCCCTCGCTTCCATTGACTCGGCAACGCGCAGCAGGATCGCGTCGCGGGTGTCACGCCAGTCCTTGCGGGACTCACGCACCACGGCCCCGGCGCGCCGTTCGTTGGCCCAGCCCGCCATGACCGTCGCTGGGGAGGCTTCGTACTCGCCGCGCCCGACGGCCTGCGCGTTGCCCGCCAGACGCTGCGCGGCGGCAAGCGTCGCATCTCCGATGGCCGATGACGTGCCCAGATCTTTGAGCCCGGAATCGTCTGCAAGGTATGAGCGGGAGCCCGGGACTCTACGGAGAGCCATCAGGCCCTCACCAGACCGACTTCGACGCCGAGCGGCCACTCCCCAGGGCGCCCGTCAACAGACCATTCCCCGGCCATTCTCTTGCCGGCAGGAACGCGAACGCGATCAGACGGGAGGAACGTGAACCCGGGGTCCGGGTCTCGGTACAGCACGGCCTTGGAATCAACGACGTCGGAGTGGTCCAACGGTTCAGCTGTTGCACGGGCCCCGACGATGCAATCCTTCACGGGGATGTCTTGCGCCGGGAGCGGGTTCCCCTTGGCGTCCCTGCCGCCGCCGCGGATCACGACGACGTCAGTGCGCCAGCTCTTGGGAAAGCTACTCACAATGCCCACGTCAGCCTCCCGGGCGAATCGTCCATGCCTGGCGCCGCGGCCGGGACTTGACCAGCAGCCGCTTGTCAGCAGCCGTGAGGTACAGGTTTCCGTCAGGATTGAGCACCTTGCCGCCCATGGAGAACGGGCCACTGCCGAACTGGACCGACTCAAACCCTGCAGTCGGCGCGTCCTCCGTGATGTCCATGGCGCGCTTGACCATCCGGCAGACCACGAGTTTCGGAATATCAGGATCCATGCCGCCGTCCTCGACGGGGGTCGAGATGCGGGAGTCGATGTCCGGGTAGTTGCCGCGAACCTCGATTGACGCCTCATGGAGCTTCTGCCCTGCGTCGTTCTCGTCCTCTTGCGGCAGGCCGGACCAGTGCATCTTGAGGTCGAACAGCGTCGCGAAGTCAGCGGCCATGGCCCCTACTTCTGAGTACGTCCGCGGCGGCGGGCCGGGGCCGGTGCCGTGAAGTCAGGCTGGTCATCGGCGACCGGAGGATTGGAGTCATCCTCGTCGCTGTCACCGTCCGCTTCGTCGTCGGCGCCAGAGTCGATGTCCTGCTCCTGATCCTGCAAGCCCGAGTCGGCGAAGGTGTCCGTCTGGTCAGAGTCGGCCGTTTCCTCTGGTTCGAGGACATGATCCCCGACCTGGTCGACGGCCCACTCGGGGACCTCGTCCCCGGGATTGAAACTCACGGGCCGGTACTCGGGATTCATGAGGGCAACGTGCGTAGAAAACTTTGGCACTGTCATTCCTTTTCGCTCAAGGGTTGGGGATGGGGCGCGACCGAAGCCGCGCCCCATCAGGTCATGCTCAGAGGACCGTGGCCACCAGCGAGAGGTTGGCGTTGGCCAGCACCGGCAGGGCGATGGCGTCCGACTCGACCGTCGCGATGTGCGGGATCGAGGTCGCCTTGTGGGCACCTACGACGACACCCGGCTGCTCGACGTCGGCCAGGCCGTAATCGGCCTCCTGCGAAGTCAGAGTCTGACCCCAGAAGGTCCCGCCCAGCTCCGACTCACCGGACATCGGATCTACCGGGGAGGGCAGCAGGAGCAGCTTGTTGTCCGACAGGACACGGCCGCCGGAGGTGCGCCGGTCATAGATGGTGACCGGGGGCAGGCCAGCAGCGATCAGGTACTGCCTGACCTCAGTCTCGATGGCCGGCCGGGTAGCGCCGCCAACCAGCGTGGTCTTGAACTGGTCGCCTGCAGCCAGTGCAGTGAAGACGCGCTGGGGCATCACGATGGCGCCCGGAGCTTCCTCGTCGTTCGTGGTCTTGTAGGTGGCCACCAGCGTCTGCAGGTAGGTGAGGCGGTCCACAGAGGACGTGGACCACAGCTGCGCGGCCGTCAAGGTGTGGCCAGCGGTGCGGCCGAAGTCGTCATCGAAGAACACGTTGCCCTGGTTGACGGTGGCCTTACCGGTTTCCAGCACGGTGCCGCGGAGGCGCTCGATGCGGTCGGCAATAGCTTTCGCCACGTTCTTGGCCTCCTTGAGGATGCTGTTGCGCAGCACGTCATCGGAAGCATTACGAGAGCGCAGCTGGTCGTACTCGGAGATGATCCGCTTCTGCCCAAGGGGAAGCATCTCGAGCGTGACGCGCTGGCCTGTTGTGCTACCAGCGATCTCGGGCTCAGCATCGAACGCACGGAACGATGCTTCGGCGACGAGGCCAGCCTGGCCCTTCACGAAACGAACATTGATGTCGTTCACGAAGGTGTTGGGCAGCCATGGGGCGAGCGAGGTCCGGTTTACTTCCAGATCCTCAAGGGCCGTGCGGACGTAACCGGTCAGCTCGGCGGGAGTGATGAGATCAGTCCAAAGCATGAGTCATCCCCCTTTCTTAGACGAAAACGATGGTGGTTGCGGACAGCTTGGCGGCGGCGGCCGGCTTCACGAAGGTCACAGGGACCTTCGAGGCGACGACGCGGCCGTGATCGTAGAGCGGCACCGGGAAGTCGGACGTGCCGACGACGCGCTGATCCGTGAGCACGAAGCCCGCCAGGATTCCGGCGCCGGTTACGGTACCTTCAGTGGCGTCGTACGGGACGAGAACGCCGCCGACCTTCGCCACGGGGGTGCCGGAACGGATGTAACCGTCCGGGTAGTGGGTGCCGGCAGTGAACGTGGAGATGTCGAGGGTTTCGGTCCGCGCATTGTTGATCGCGTGCTCGGAACCGACCCAAGACATGTTCCCGCTGCCGAACGATTCGGTAGTCAGACGAGGCATGGTGTGGCCTTTCTAAGAGTTTTTCTTGTGCTTGCTTTCGTAGAGCTCGCGGCCTGATGCCAAAGAGCCCTCGGCGGGCTTCTCGCCGTTGCGGGTGCCTGACTTATGTACTGGGTCAGGTTTCGGAGCTTTCCCTTCAGCGCGGGCGTGCAGCTCGGATATCTTCTTGGCGGAGGCGAGGTAGCTGGCCTCGTCGGTCCCGGTCACCAGGTCTTGGTATTCCTTGGGCACGGGGTGCTCGGCCAATGCGGCGAGTCGCGCGTTGGTGGCTTTGAGCTTCGCGTTCTCGGCCGCCTGATCGTCTCGCTCCTTCTGCGCCCGCTGAATGTCGGACAGTTTGGCGTCCTCCGCGGCCTGAATCTTCGCCTCGGCTGCGGCGGCTCGCTTCTCAGCAGCCTCCGCCCGGGCCCGCTCGGACTGCAAAGCCTTGATGCCGCCCTCACCGAGCTTTTCGTCGGCCTTCGCGGCCTCCGCACCTGCAGCATCAGCCGCAGCCTTCGCTTCGGCTGCAGCGGCTGCAGCGGCTGCCTGGGCACCGTCCTCCATGACGGCGTCCCCGAAGGTCAGCCGGTGGAATGCCATCAGCGCAGTGAGTCCGCCTGGGGCGGTGATGTCAATGCCGTGGGGAAACTGCTTCTTCAATGGAAAGCTCCTTCATGAATGCCGCATCGCACGGCGAAAAACCCTGCCCGCATCGCACGGAAGGGAGAGTATGGGGCCGCATAGTGCGGCCGGATTCGCAGCGGAAGTTATCCGACGCGCTCCAGATATGCGTCATCAATGACGCCGTCCGTGAATCTGTCCGGAAACCGGCGGCGAAGGTCAAATGTGATGGCCTTGATGTCGCTCCGCGTTCCAGCCTTGTCGGCGCCGATGGAGTAGATGTCATACAGGTCATCCGGGATGTAGCCGGGCGGATACTCGTCGCCACGGCCTAGGCGGACAATCTCGCAGTCGCAATGTCCGTGGAACTCGTTGTCGCTGCCGTATTTCTTGCTGCCAGCAGACTTCTCGGAAGCGTAGGCTGCGTCGCGGGATGCCAGCACGAGACAAAACGCGCACGTCTTGGACCCCTTTGGCACTCGCGCCCAAGCGACACCCTCGCGGTGGGCGTTCCACGTGATGGTGTCGCGGCCAGACTGCTTCACGTACTTGTCGGTCGCGGCAGTCAGGCCTGCGAGCATCGCTGCCGGCTCAGGCGTCCAGAGCTGCCCGGCGAGGTAGCGAACCTTCTTCTCGACACGGTCCGCCGTGACCGACGCCGCGGCCGGGGCAGTAACCCGGAAGCCGGACGCCGCACCGGACCCGGCCCGGAGCTCGTCGTACCAGTCCATGGCCAGCGTCTCGGCAACCTGCCCGTACTGGGCCACCAGTAGCGGCATGAACTCCAGCAGCGCGTTGCGAGTCGCTTCGGGCCGGGACAAATCGAGCGCAGCGAAATATGCGGCCAACTCGTCAGCCACACGGACCGAAAGCTCAGACGTCGCCGCACGGTACCGCTCAATCGACTGTCGATCCACCACGGCTAGGCGCCTTCGCGGATCGTGATCGGATTGCCCGGAATAAAGGTCACGCCCGCAAGCCCGGCCTGCCTTGCAGCTGATGCAGCATCAACGCCGGCGCGCCGCAGGACACCCAGCGCGTCCGCCTGCGCCTTGAGAACCTGGGCCTGCTTCAGCTGCTCGTCCACCGGTCCAGCGGCGGCGCCGTCACTGAACACAGGCGCAGCGGACGACTTTGCAGCAGCCATGAGCGTGTCCAGTCGGGTGCTCGCCTCCATGCGCTTTGCGTACGCCAGGTTCCGATCGATCTGCGACTTGGTGAGCCCGTATTCCTCCATGGCCACCTCCGGATCGCCGTTCGGGAAGGTCATCGAATACTTCTGTGCCGCATCAGCACGGGCGGCGCGTGTCGGCGTACCAGCACTCGCGAAGTGCGCCTTCAAACCACGAAGTTCCGCCGCCATAGCAGGCGTGATCCCGCCATACTTCACGGCAAGGATTGTCCGGGCCAGGTTCTGATGGGAGATCCCGTAGCTTAGGTCCCGCTCGTACTCCACCATGGCAACCATGTCCGATTCCGACGCGAGAATAGCGTCAGCGCTGGACGGGTTGTCATGGATGATTCCCAAATATCCGACAGGGATGGACAGTTCACTGGACACCATCAGTCCGATGGTCCGAAGCATCTCACTGTGCGGCTGCATTGACGCCTGCTGCAGCTGCTCGAGCTTCGGCGTAATCAGATCGCCAGTTTCCTCATCCCGGGTATTAGGCAGAGCCCACACTCCACCGATGAGAGCGTCCAACGGAGAGATCCTCTTGCCCGTCTTGGGGTCTGTGAAGTGCTCTTCCTCTGCGCCAAGCAGCGTCCGCTGCGGTGCGGAGAAGAACTCGGCAGTTACCTCTTGGCGGAGCATCGTGCGGACGCCGCGGTCGATGTAGCCCATCAGAGGACGCGTCACCCGCGACCGCCCCATCGACCGACTCAAGGACCATCCCCAGATGTAGGGGACACAAGGAACAAAGTCGGCAACGCCGACGTGCTCCCGGGTAACCTTCCATTCCCTATCCGTGCGCTCAACGCTGAGTGTCATCCCCGGCATGTACAGCAAGTACTCAACGCCGCTGATGAACTCCAGTGCCATCATCACGCGGTTCGACCGGGGGTCGATTTCAGCCGTCCCCTCCTCCGCCGTGCGGGCGGAGACGATAATCTCAGGTTCCCCCAGAATCTGATCGCCCGGAGTTACGAAAACAAATGAGACTCCATGCTGAAGTGAAGACTCGATGGCCATCCGTTCAACAGAGCCGTAGTGGTTGTCCTCGAATGCGCCATGAATCTCATCCAGAAGATTCGACTTCCGCGGGAGCGTGAAGCCATCCGGGCGGATCCTTGACGCCGGAGTGATGATTCCCTTCCGGGCCCAACCGATCGGAGTCTGGAAGTCCACCATGTGTGGCGGCACTGAAAACCCGATTTTGTCGAGGCGCTTCTTGTCATCGACATACTTGGTCCGAAGCTGGTTCCGGCTCGCCTTCCTCCGGATCGTCCTCAGCATCCGGTTGAACGCTGACGACTCGGAATCAGTCAGGCGGCGTGCCACATCAAGAACAGCCAAGCAGGCCACCTCCTAGAAAACGATTGCGCCCCGGACCTTCTTCTCAGAAGCCTTCGGGATACGGCGGGCGAACTTCTTCGCGCCGAAGTGGGCGCAGGTCACTGCAACTGTCGGGGCCAGATCAACGTCGAGGCTCGTTCGGTTCCATTTGAACGAGCCAGGACGATTCTTGATCGGGTCCTGTGTGGTGTTCTTCGCGGAATGGTCGAGGTGTTCCTGACCGAAGTGGGTGACGGCGGGGTGTTTCTCGACCGCCTCATGAAGACCCGCACATGCCTGGGTGTATTCGTGACCGCTGAGGATGAAGACCTTCATCTTCTTCGCCTTCAGGAGGGCCTCAAGCGGGTCCCGCGCCGGGGAGTAGGCATCGATGACGATCGGGATGCGGCGCTTCGCACGCTCCCACAACCACTCCACCAAAGCCGTCGTCCCGCGCTCATCAAACGGAGCATCGGCAGCCAGCTCAAGGTGGATGTCGTCGCTATCAGCGAACGTCGACACTCCGATGGACACCTTGGTCCGCTCCGGATTCATGTCCACGCCATACGCGGCGACCGGCCACTCAGGATCCGGGTCATCAATCGCCCGATCATCCCACTTCGTGAACGCGAGCTTTCCGGCGACAGAAGGCGTCGGCCACATATTCAGCCGCTCGCGGGCGAACGATCGCGGGGAGAACTTGTGGTGCTCGGTCTCCACGGTTCGGAGCTTGATGCGGCCACCGAGTGCAGGGTTAGCGTCAGACCAGTTCTTCCGGTCAGCCGTGAACACCCTCAGCTCGGCCTCGGTCATCTTGTCGACGTCGCCGGCGGCCGAATGCTCAACCCATGCCGAACGCTTATCAGCGCCGGTGACCGCAGCATTCCGGACCCGGACGAAAGGCTCGCCACGCTCGGACAAATCCTTCGGGGGAGTGCCCATGTAGATCGTGATCGGATCACCCGAAGGAGCCGCCGATGTCGTCGGCTCCAGAGCCTCCTGCTCGTCCTCCTCGTACTCCTGACCTTCATCAACCACCAAGACGTCGAAGGAACTACCGCGGCCGGCGCCGCCCGTACGCGCGCCCAGCTCGATCAAGCCACCAGCGTGAAGCTCGATCGCTTCCTGGCCGTTGGTCTTCCGGATCTCCTTGACCAGAGCATTCAACTCAGGGAACTTAGCGTGAGGATCATTGACCTTCGTGCCGAAGAAGTGCATCAGGCGCTTGAACGCCTTACGGGCCGAACTCAGCAGGTGCGACGTGTGCAGGATCTTCATGTTGAGCGCCACCATCAGGTAGAGCTCAACAACCTCCAACGCACCGTTCTTGCCGTTCTGCCTCGGCGCAGACAGACCCCACGTGGAAGAGATCCATCCAGCGTCATCAGTTCTCAGCCAAGCCCGGACGGCCTCGGCCTGCCAAGGATCCACGACGTACTGGTAGCCCTCAGCGAACTCGAGCGCGTTCTCGGCATGATGCATGCTGTAGCCACGCGGTGAAGGCGCTGTGTTGAAGCGTGCGACCTGCGAACCGATCAGCACGCCACACCACCTAGCCGTTCAGTTTCTTAGCCAACCTCTGCAACGGGGACACGTTGTCCGGAAGGTCTGTCGGTACCGGCGCCGGTGGCGCCGCTGCAGCAGCCTTCGAATCAGCGGGGGAGAGCTTCGTGAGGATGTTGGAGAACGCAGTCGCCTGCTGCCTGGCCTCCGCCAACACCGCATTGAACTTGACCTCAACGTTGATGTTCACGCAACCGTCATCGTCTACTTCGCGATCCAGGACCCGGAACTGCATGAGATTCAGGACGCCCTTACCCTGAATGATGTTGTCCAGCTCGTCCAAACGGTCAGCCGTGCGGGCAGCCTCCAGCACCAGCGCATTCCGCGGGACATCGCTGGTGGCCATCGCCGACCAGATGGCCGATCCGCGCTCGCCGAGGCCGGGAGGAGCATCCACAGCGGCCTCCTAAAGGATCAGCTTGTTTCCCGTCACCGCGATGTAGCGGCCGGCTACCTCGCGAAGTTGGGAACGCCCAGCGCCCGGCTTAGATAGGCCGCCAAATCGGCATCCTTTTTCTGACCGTTACAGAGCGCGTGGGCTGTTTTCAGATTGTCAGGCGTATCGGAGCCGCCCTTGGCATAAGGGACCACATGATCCAGAACGGGGAAATCAGCATCTGGCCATGAAGCGTCGCGGTTGACCGGGAAGTCGCACAGGTAGCACGTCCACCCATCACGTTCGAACAGTGCCAGACGCTTAGAACTTGAGATCTGTTTGCGTCGAACGGGCGCGACGTAGTTGATGAGTCGTTCAACCCGCTCGCCAAGTGCATCTTCACACTGCGGCGAACAGAGGGAGTCATACGCCTGGTCGAAGGTATTCGGCATGGTCTTGCCACACTCGACGCACGTCTCGCAGTTTTCGCACCGGTCGCCTGGCACGTTCGACTGGAAATACTGGCCGCGGCAGACCCGGCAGTCAACTGAGAACTCTTCGATCAAGAGAACACCTTGCCCGTCATCGTCATGAACCGTCCGTTCGAGTACCACTCAACCTTCAGGCCGTCCTCCAAGGTGAAAACCTTCCGCCCATTCGGAGATCCTCCATCGACCCAGGCATGGATTCCTGACCCCGATGGCGAGACTTCGACGTAGAACGGGCTCAGTGTCGAAAGGAACCTTCTAGCCCGGGGGTCTAGCTCGCCGTCGATCAAGACGTTGTCAAGATCCACGCAGGCAATCCCATCGCCGTCCAAAACGAAGCCCAGGCCTTCGCCGACCGGCGAGGCTGCGGCAATCGCATAGTCCTTCCATGTGCCTGGATTGGTAGAGGATGCGAGCCGGCCGTCTACCGTCAGGGGAACTTTGGTCAAGCGCCCGTTACGCGGGCGGGAAGACCATCGCACCCATCGGGCCCTTGAAGTCAGCTCAATCGGCAGCGCCAGTCGTTTCGATTTGCGACGAAAGTAGGTGCCGCACTTTTGAGAGCAGAATTTAGCATCTCTGCGGGGGAGGTTCATTGGGCCGCCGCAGTATGCGCACACCTTGTTTGACATACCTCAAGCCTATCAGGTGTACGCGATAATTCCCTAGATTGCGCGGAAGTAGGCACATTCATTATTGCGGCCGCATCGTCCGCGAGAGCAAAACTGACCGAGGTCAAAAAGCCCTACGAGCGGACAGCGCGGCGGTCACAGCGGCTATGAAGGCCGGAGAAAAGGGGGCCGCGGCCGAGCCTCAAGCGCTCGGGGGGATATTTTCGCCCTATGCCCGGGGAGGGCTAGGGCGGGGGTGGGG